AAAAACTTGATCCATATACGTTTTATATTCAAAATATAAAACCTGAACAGTATTTTCATCATACGCTCCCCAACCATATATGTAGTTGTTGTTGCTATATGATTTTTGTATTTTTTCTAACTCAGAATCAGATACATTTGGAAACTGTTTTTTAATTTCAGCAACAGTTAAAGCTTTAACTTCTCCAACATAATATAAATCTTCAAAGTTAGGATCTTCTGTATAAGAATAAACCATATAAGAAGGATCAACATAATCTAAAGTTATACCATTACTTGGGTTAAAATTAGTTTTAGCGGCTGCTATACCTAAAACAACAAGATCTTCATTTAATCTACGCTTTAGCAGCTCGTATTTATTTGCAGATAAAACTTGAGTTATTGCTTCTTCTTCAGCTATTTCTATAGACTGCTTGTAACTAAGTTGCAAATGCAGTTCCATTTCTTCTATAGTTTTAGGCAAGTTTTCTTTTGATACACTTGTTTTAGATATATCTTGACCAGTTGTTGCTTTTAATTGCTCTATAATGTCTTGAGCAAATATATCTTTAGCTAAAGCTTTAGCGTAATTAGTTCTTTTCTTTAAACTTTCTGGATCTTGAGCGTAAGCTTTTATATCGTAATCTTTATTTGATATACCATTTACTAAAATGTTTACAAATTTAGATAGTATAGGTACTGGTTTCCAGTCTAAATTAAGATAAGATAAATCACCATTAATAGATAATTCATCTTTATATTTTTGAACTGGTTGCTCGCCTCTGGCGTATAATCTACGAGTATGGTAATTATTAAATGTGGTTAAATATCTGTTACCATTAGTTCTACCTTGAGCAAACCACTCAGACTGTATAGCATCGGCAACTTGTTTACCGTATTTTAAACTCATCTTTTCCTCCAAAGGTACTACCTGATTTGGAAAGGCGCTATTAGCGTTGTAGTTTATTTCCATTTATTTTATAATTTTTGAAACAACTCCGGTGTTATCGTACCGTTTTATACCTAATTCATAATTTTTAACAATAAGTTTAGGCACTGGTTTGTATCTATGTTTGTTGCAAGCCATCAAAGCTAAACCAGAACTAATAGAAGCATCATGCTTTGTTCTATTATTTATATTAAATTTAGCCCAATCATTTAAGGTGCGTTGAAAATAAACGTCACCGTATTTATCATTGTTGTAACCAACAAAATTCTCTATATAAGTTTCTATAGCAGCGGCATGAGCTTGCTTAATATCTTCACTTGAATTAGGTATTCCACCTATTTCTCTTTCAGACACTGATAACTTATTGTAAATTTTATCTGGTCTATTCATAGAATATCCTCTATATCCTCTTCTTTTAAAATGGTATAATAGTCTTGGTTTGTTATTTTCTGCTAAAACTGGCATACCATAAAACACACAAGCCATTAATACATCTTCAAAAAATATTTCAGCTGTTTGAGGTCTAGCTATATATTCTAAGAAAAAATGATTTGGCGGAACATCAAGCATACTAAAAGCTGTAAGCCCGTGTAAAGATCCATTAGATCCTCTTTTATCTACAGTTCCTGATATATCATAAGGGTCACAGCCAAACGCCCCAAGATCTTCATTACCAGGATATTTAATTCCATTTTTTAATATTACACGATTTTGTAAATTTTCAGGTGGAATCCATGTTATAAAAAACCTACCATTACTGTTTGGTATAAATATTACACTTGTATCTTTAATACCATCACGCCATTGAAAACTACCTTGAGTAATAAGGGTACTATGCTTTAAATCTCCGTTAAAATCTATTTGCTCATAAATTTTAGTTAGATTAAATAAAGACTCTTTAGCTTCATCTCTAAATGCGTGCTCTTCAGTTCTAGGAAATTGACGATAAAATTCGTTTAAAGCGTCTTGATCTTCTTTTAAACCATCAACTTCGTTTTGCCAATAATCAATTACACCTATCTCAATAATCTCACCATGTGGTCCTTTAGTCTCTTTTGCCGGCGTTTCGAATACAGGTAGTCCATAAGAATCAATGTATCCTTCGTAGTTCCATTCCATAGGTATGAACAAACTATATAGTCCTGAGCGAGTCTGTCCATTGGCGTTTCTTTTTGTAACGTCTGAATCATTGTATATTTTTTTAAAGTTATCACCACCTTTGTCTAATGCGTTACAAGTTGAACCCATCATGCATTTACCAACAACTCTGCTACCTAATCTTAACGTCGTCTTTGTGACCCTCCAGTTGTTGAGGATGTTGTTCGGCCGTTCCCATTTACCCGATTCGTCATGTACGAGGAGTTTAAGTTTCTCACCGTCATAGGAGTTGTCGCCTGTGTTCTTCCAGTCGATCGTTGTGTCGAGCCCCTGTAAGTCTTCTTGCGGTTCGTTTGCGAGTATCTTACGCCTTGTGAATTTACTGGCTGGTACTCTATAGGCGAGCTCCGTCTTTGGCCTGTCCATACCATCTTGTATGGGTTTGAAAAAGAACGGATAATTAACGGAGATGGGCACCACTTTGTCCGTAAACATAGATTTTGCATCAGGCCCTGATTTTGATAACAAGCCGTATCGTGAATCAGAGGATATTGTTGCAAGATTAACCACTTCTCCTGATGCCATGAACGAAAAGCCAGAGCGTCTATTCTTGAGGTAGCACATTCCAAAGCAACGACTGTCGGCTTTACAAGCTTCCCAGAAGATATAGAAAAGCCTATTTGATTCTCTAAAATCTGGTTTTCCAACATCAATTTTACTCCACTGCAAGTACATGTAATGAGAACCAGTAAGATAAGTAGGAACACTTTTGTTATAAAACCAAAAACCTTTTTCCCTTCTTTCAAACTCTTCGTCAATATAGTCATACCACTCTTCTTTAAAATCTACAGAATATTGTTCCCAGTCAAATATTGTTTTTATTTTACTTAATGGTTTAGGTAATTCGGTTCTATTCCATTTATCGTCATCAAAACTAAAAACATTTTCTTTTAATGGTAAAGCTATTTTTAAATTTTGTATTTCATATACTTCGCCAATTTTTCCTGTTTTGCTTATTACAACAACGTCATGTTCTTTATTATATCCGTACTCCCATTTTTTATACCTATTATTTTTTTTAATTATATTAGGTTTTATATGATCGTCTAATATTTTAAATAAACTTTGATCGTACATTATTTAGATCTTCCTTCAGCAAAACCTTTAAAAGACTTTTGTTCTTTTACCTCTTGCGGTTTTTCGTTTAGTATGTTTTCTTCTTCTTGTATTCTATGTAATATTTCAAAAGCATCAAACACTGCTAGTTTTTTTGTAGCTGCTGCATTTTTTAATCTATCAGCAGTTATATCATCGCCTGAGTCTACAATAGGTTCTTTAGCAACTTTGATTAACTCTTCAACTGCTTTTTGCCCAGCTTGGATTATACTCAGCTTGGTTTTTTTCGTGTTCATACTTAATTACAATATCATTTGATTTCATACAATACAATCGTTCTTTATTAATAACAAAGTCATATTCACTAAACGGCTTATATCCTACAACATCTCCAGGATTTATTCCTAAAGCTTCTAACGAGCTATTACCTATTTTTAGTATACCTACAAGGCTTTGTTCTTTTTTGTTATCTAGAACGTTTTTATTTTTAATTGGTGAAACAAAGCATCTATCGCCAAAAGACTTGAAAGCATTACCATTACTATATAAATATATTTGATCTTCTGATACAAAATATAAATCATCTTTAAAAAAAGATCTACTATCTTTTTGTTCACCTCTTATGTTATACCATCTTCTAAATACATTATGATGTATAACTATTATATCACCTTTTTTAATAGGCGTTTTATAGGCCAAAGGCGTTGCAACTACTTCAGCAAAATTATTTACAAATTTATAACTTTCTACTTTAGTATTTAAAACTAATTCTATGTCACCTATTTGTATTGTGTTGTTGTATCTTTTGCCTAGCGGTTTTACTATAAAGTCAAAAACGCTTTTCATTAATATTCCAAATCATATTCAACGGATATAGCCATGTTAGAATTAAATTTCTTCCATGGCAACACTTCGTTGTTTTTCTTTATGAATATGTTATAAGAAGCGTCGTCATCTTCAAACAGAATATGTGATATCTCATGACCGCCATAAACCTGTTGGCCTAAAGCGTAGTGCATGGCATCGTTTTTATAATCAGAACCAATACTGATTTTTCTTATAACATTACTCATTAGTCCTCTGATTCAATTTCTGTATAAGTTCCGTTTTCTAAATTAATATTAATAGCTCCGTATTTAGACTCTAAATCATTTTTAGTTTCTTCAATACCTTCGTTTATTGTAGCTATTTTATGAAGTAATGAATGTTTGTTTGCTTCTAATTGTCCTATTTGATTTAACACTTGACCTAACTCTTTTTGTTGGTCAGTAATAGTTTTAAGCTCTTCAGCTGTAATTGATTTTGACATTTAATTTAATTTAATTTTATTATTTATTATCACTTGATTTTTTCGCCTTTTCCCACGTACGACCTACAAAATAAGCGCCATACACGGTAATAAGCAGTGACTGGAATATAGGTATGTAATCTTCGTCTACTTGAAAGCCACCTACATTACCATCAAAAAATGCTAAAACTGTAAATATAACGGTAAGATATATTAACACTAGCGGACGAATGTTTTTAGATAAAAACGAATCGGACTGCATATCAAGTTTCCACCTTTCAGTGATTTGAGTTTGCGCGTCCTGATCCGCTTTTTCTAATAACTCTTGTATCTTTTGTTTAGCGGCTAATCTTTCTTCGTCTGTAGTTGTAAGCTTATCGATTACATTACCTACGTCTTTAACTAAACCACCTGTTAAAAGACTTAAAAGTTTTTTCACCCTTTAAACCTTTTAATTAAAGATTGTATACCTCTTCCTAGCATTGTACCATCTTGATTGTAGTCTCTAAAAACGCTATCACCATCTTGATCTACATCGTAAAAAACAGACGCAAGATCTTGATCAGTTGTTTTACCTTTTACTAAATCTTTTTTAGCTCTAGGATTTTCTGGTGGAAAAAAGTTTGATCCAGCATGTCTTGGATTCTTTCTACTATACTTCTCTTTTTTAAGATCAGCAAAAAATCTATCTGATGCAGCGGCTCTGCTATAAGGATCATTATCTTTGCTATTCATAGGTCCATCTTTATCTTTCATAGGCCCGTGCTCTTTCATAGGCCCGTGCTCTTTCATAGGACCTTTGTGCATATCCATAGGGCCTTCGTGGCCTTTCATAGGTCCATGTTCTTTCATCGGCCCATGATGTTTAGCAGCACCTTCATATTTAGGAGCGCCACCTTCATATTTAGGAGCGCCATTCATATATTGACCAGCGCCATCATAATACTTAGCAGCGCCTTGCATTAATTCTCCAGCTTTTGCATCACCCATTTTTGATGGTGAAATTCTAGCTGCACCAAATTTTTGATTGTATCCCATTTTTGCCGCGCTGTCTTCGTTTTTCTTTAATTCTTTAGCAGCAGCTCCAGGATCTTTAGCTGTAACGCTACCGCCATCTTGGTTAGTTTTCATTTTCTTGTTTGGCATGATTTTAATTTTATGTTGTTTTTATTTCCTCACTGTAAGCTTTATCTTCCCACGGTCCCTTACCGTGAGCAAATAAATGTTTTGGGTAATACTTACCCTTATAATAAATTTTTTCGTCGTCCCAAGTAAAATCACCATTTTTAATTTCTTCAGCATGTATATTTTCATGGGAAGACGTTTCTACTCGTTGAGCTGGTGATAAACTTTTTTCCATAATTATAACCCCGTTACGCAAGGTTCTACCTATAGCCGGATCATCTTTCATGTCTCTTTCGTATATAGGAGTTACCGACGTTGGATAACCTGGTTTAAGTTTTATCATTTATATGGAAATTTTTTATTAAACCACTCTTGGCGGTTATTACAACCACAGGGGATATTGAGACCCTTAGACACAGTATCAACTACGTGTTTAATACCTGTTCGCTTAGTAAACCCAGCTATAGTGTCTCCTAATCCCCTTGGTTTCATTATTCAATATTAAGAATATGCAATGTCAGTAAAGTATACTTTTGCACCGTTATCATCAACAGGAGCAAATACTTTAGCTTTAACACCTCCTGGATTAGCAGTAAGCGCGTAATTAATTGCTGAAGCAAGTGGAGCACCAGTTCCATATACAGGATTAGCAGGTGTACCAGATGGATCAACTTGAGCTGTAAAAGTTACAATTTTATGAGCTGAAGTAGAGTTATCTAAAATCAATCTTACCGTTTGATCTGCAGTTTGCTCTACCGCTATAATACCATCTACATTAATTAAATGCTCTACATTTAAATACTGAGAGGCATTGTCTTGTACTTTAAGTGATATAAATTTTGCCATTTTGTTTTTTTTTATAATATTTGTTGTTATTTTTGATTTTCAGTTTACTCTGTTTATTTTATACAATGTCTACCTGGTGCATCCAAAATTGCTTGTTTTAGATGATCTGGTAGTCTGTGTTGATTTCCAATTAAAGCTTTACCTGGTCCTTTGTATGGATATAAATTGCCTCCTACTTTCCTATAATTACCTGTTGGTGTTGAAACTATTTCACCAGAACCACCAGTTTTTCTTTTACCCGTTACAACTACTTCACCTTCTACTTTAACGTTAGGATCAAATTCTCCTCCTTCGTGTTTTTGCTTTGGTTTTTCTTTTCCTGGTCCATGATGTTCTCTATCGTATTTCATGTCGCCAGCTAATTTAGATATATGCTTTTCGTCTGCTACCATCTTTTCGTCATCATGACCATGATGTGCATCATATAAAACATCTCTTTTAAGATAATCAATATGAGCTGCATCATCTCTTTCTGTAGCTTTATAATTGCCTCTATCAACTCTAGTGTGTGCGTGATTCATGCAACATCTTGCGTTACCACTATATTTTCCGTAATGTCCTTGTTCGTTTACTGCCATGATTTTTATTTTATTTTAAACCTCCACCCCAGCTACAAATTCTATTGCGCCTGAAGGTGGAAATATTTTTCTACCTATAAAACTAAATGATAAGTTATACGTTCCTTGATTAAGGTTTAGTTTACCTGTTTTTCTATTGTTAAAACCAAGTGGCCGCCAATCGCCTCCTTGATTTGCTGTTGTCCATTCTAATTGTGCTACTATATTGCTAGGAATTCTAATTCCAGATGGACCGTAAGCAATTAATTTAGATTCGAAAAACTCAGTGTTACTTAAATTTGGTAATGTAGAATTATCAAGATAATTAAACAAAGTTATAAAACCGCCACCAGCGCCAATAACAACAGATAAATTAATATTTACACCACCACTAGCAGTACCTTCATTACCATCAGGCATAAAATCAGTATCAGAAACAGACGTAACAGGAGTTCCTGTTTGATTGTCATTGTTATATAATGTTGCGTTGCTAATCTGCGGTTCAGATGATTGGTTGGGTATAAACAACACGCCACTACCAACACCTAGTACACTTGGAGCCATTATTCTAATGCTAAAATATTTGAAGCGGTTGTGCCTGTACTAAGAACTCTTTGCACTTGTAGTGGTACATATGAATTATCAGCTACGTTTTTAAGTATTACACTATCTTGACCTGTGCCTACTGGTAATACAGCTAAATCTCCTCCTGTTCCTACAAATAAACTATAACCATCTTTACCCGCTTTTGTATCTTGCATTTGACCACCTATGTTACCACCATTACCTTTATATATTTTAAAAGTTATTGGAGCTGTAAAAGTTAAAGCAGTCGCTAGTTTTAATTCAGTTTCACTATTTACCGATTGTATTTCTGTAATTTCATTTACACCACCTTGTGTAGCTATAACTACATCTCCACCTGATATAAAATCGGTTTGAAATGTAGAACTAGCAGAAGTAAACGTAGGATGTGCACCTAAGCCTTGGCTTCCATCTGTAGCTTCAGCTACACTTCCTGGTTGAGGTATGTTTAAACCATCATCTGGAACTACGTCAATTGCTTTTACTGGTTGATTTTGTGCCATAACTTATATTTTAATCTTCTCTACCTTGAGCGGCAAGAACTGCGTTTATTGATTTATAAGGTATACCAGCGTGATTTAATTTCATACCTGTAATACCTCTTGAATTACCCATTTCTTTTGGAAATCCAGTAGTGTTTAAAGGCCCGTCCCATACGTGTGATTCACCTACTTGTCCTTCAAGCGTTGGCTTGCCTAGTAATTTTCTTATTTTATGATCCATAACTTTATTGATTTATTTTTTTACCTAATACCATTTTTGCTGCGCCAACAGATAAATCTCTCATAAATTGTTCGCCCATCATATCGCCAGCTACTTGTTGAGCTACAGGAGGTACTGCATCATTCATACCGCCAACAGTACCACCAACTACTTGAGCTACATTACCAACAGGTCCGCTAGTATATGAAGCGGTAGGTGCTGTTGTTGTATCTACAACTTGTGAAGCTGGATCAACAGGCGCGGGTGTAGAACCACCTCCTCCTTCTAATGCAGAAACTCTAGCTTCAAGACTAGCAATTTTATCTGGCATCTGCCTTTGACTTTGGCGCGATCTAGCTAATCGAGCTCCTACGCCTAGTATACCTCCTCTTGAAGCTAACGCATCAAAACTTGTTCCACCGCCGCGTCCTCTTCTAGTTCTCGCCCCTGCTGCTGCACCTGCTGCCATATTATCTTTCTTTATCTTTATTAACGTTCATAATAGATGTTTGTAAAACTTTATCTATATATGTTTTTCCTTTCATTATTTTATTACGCCTTTCACTTATAGGTATATCTTCTTCGCCTAGCATAATGCGATACATACGCTTTATTAATTGTTTAGTTTTAAATGAAACCTTGTATATATTATATTTTTGCGTAGTTCTATTTCTGCTACGCCATACTACTATCCATTCGTTTTGAATTAACCTATTCCATCTTCTGTTATCCCAGCTATAAGAATAAGCACCCATTTCAAAGTCTTTTTTACTAAACAAATTTATACAATCTAAATATATAAGAAGTTCAAGATCAGCGTCATTGAGGCCGTTGTTTTTACAAGCCCACTTTCGTATAATGCGGTAGTGTTTGAGCAGATTAAGACTTTTAACATCTTCTGCATTTAGCCTTTTCATAAAACAACGACTACATCTTGAACTTTAATTACAATATATTGTTGATCATCATAGTCTATCTTGTGACCAGCTACTTTATCATAAAATATAAGATCATCTTTTTTAAGTTGTTGTTCACCTGGATCTACAATCTTAGCTTTTACGTATCTTACATCTTGCATGCTAGCCTCTGACAAAAGTAAACCGCCTTTAGTTTCTTTTGTTTTTGATTCTACTTTTTGTATAATCAAATAATTACCTACTGCTTTCATCTATTCTAATATTGTTAATTACACAATCAGTAGATAATATTGTTGTTGCTACCGAAGCAGCGTTTCTTAAAGCACTTTTAGTAACCAACAATGGGTCAATAATACCTGCTTTAAACATATTTACCATATTTCCTGTAACCACATTTACACCAACACCTTTTTTAGTAGGTTCTTCAACCTTTAATCCGGCGTTTTGTAAAATAGTTTTAAATGGTGCTTTTATAGCTTCTTGTAATATATTCTCACCAACTATATCTTTATTTAATATTTTGCAAGAATTTAATAAAGCAATACCACCACCAGGAACAATACCTTCTTTTATAGCTGCTCTAGTAGCACAGATAGCATCTTCAACTCTATCTTGCTTTTCTTTTAATTCAATAGCTGAATTAGCACCAACTTTAATAACAGCGACTTTAGCACTAAGCCTAGCAAGTCTTTGTTCTAAACCTATTCGCTCATGCTCTTTATTGTCACCCATTAAATTAACTCTTGTTTTAGCTATTAAACCTTCAACTTCTTCAGAAGGTTCATTAACTCTAATGACCGATCTATCTTTTTCAGTAACTACTTTAACACATTGTCCTAAATAATCTACTTCTATAGAATTTAAATCATCACCAAGATCTTCATTGACAACAGTAGCTCCTGTTAACAAAGCTAAATCATCTAATATTTCTTTACGTCTTAATCCGTAAGCTGGCGGATCAAGTACGTTTATTTTTATATTACCTTTAACTTTATTCATAAGTAAAGCAGAAACAACTGTTTCTTCTACTTCACCTATAATAAGTAAAGGTTGTTTTTCTTTTATAACATATTCTAGCACTGGTTGTATTTGTCTTATAGAATCTATTTTAGAATCCATAATCAAAACAAGGGGTGACTCCAGTTCAGCTGTACCAGTTTCTTTGTTTGTTATAAAATTAGGATTTAAAAGTCCTTTGTTGTATTCTACACCTTCTACTACTTCTACTTTTGTATCGCCAGAAGCTGATGGTTCCATAACAACTAAACCTCCATCACCTACAGTTTTAAAAGCTTCTGCAATAATACTACCTAAAACTTTATCGTTGTTTGTTGATATAACAGCTATATCATCAATTTTATTTTTTACAGGCGTTGATTGTTTTTCTAAGTTTTTAATTACTTTATCTACACCTTTTAATATTTGTTCTTTTACAGCTCTTGTATCTTTAGTTTCAACTTTATAAGCTTCACTAATTATAGCATGCGCTAGTATAGTAGCTGTTGTAGTTCCATCGCCAGCTTCTTTAACTGTTTTACGCGCAGCTTCTTTTAACAGTGTTGCGCCAATATTTTCAACAGAATCACGAAGATATATTGAATCAGCCACAGTAACACCATCTTTTGTAATAACTGGTTTTCCTTGAGCGTCTTCAAGTATAACGCATTTGCCGCTAGCCCCAAGCGTGGAGCTAACAGCATTTGCAAGTTTTTCTATTCCTCTAAATATTTGAGTTCTAGCATCATCGCCAAAACTCAAGTTCTTAACTATTGCGTCAGACATATTTGATTTAATTAAATTATATTTATTTTATTCAAAGGTTTTAACTACCTTAGGACCTTTTACAAACTCAAGCTTTTTAGTGTAGTGCTCAATACTGCCATCAATTGCAGCTTCAGCCCCATCAAGTGTTTCTCTACGAGTAACATCTTGCCATGCTTCATCTTGATCTTTATATTCGGTTTGAAAATATCCATTTGGTAGTTGTACTATTCGCCAATTAGTTTTATCAGCGATATGCTTCCAAAAGTTTATTTGGTCTTCGGATATTTGCGGTTGACTACTCCACGTATGAGTCTTGTAATATAGTGTCATTGGTTTTGGTTTTATATTAGTTTATTTGGTTGCTCTAACCCGAGCAGGGTATATTTTTATATATCACTTGTTTTTAGTGATTTTTTACCTATTGCCAAGTAAAATAAAGTTTTTCGTTTACTGGTGTGATTTTAGCTTGAATGCCTGCTGCAATAGAATCTTGCATAGCTTGGACATCTAATGATGCTTCTAACCACCCAATAACTACATTTTCAAAAGCTTCTGTATTTTCATAAGGAACAAAAGGATCGCCAGCTGTATATTCAAAGTTTTCAGTAGAAATAATCGAATCAGAATAAGTAACGCCATCATTGTCTTCAGAACCTATATACCTGTAATGTACTGTATAAATAACGTTTTGTTGACCTTCTGCTTCAATATGAGCGTCCATTTGCGGTATTTCCCATTTATAAGTAATTGCCATTAATTTATATTTTTATACTTGCGTTATAACTAAAGCTCCGTTATTATCTATCGTTAATTTATATCTATTTTGTTTATCAGGAGTTTGTAATATTATACCGCCACCAGAATTACCGCTATCAGGCCTATCTAACTGTATGTCTCCATTTTTTACAAAAAGTTCAGTTTCTGCTCTCGCAGCTGTAAGATCATCACCTATACCAACTCTACCACCTTTAATGTATGAATCTCCTAAAGACTGAATTTTTACATTTTGGTTTTGTGTTGTATCATTTAAAATTAATGATCCTACATTGTTAGTATAATATATACCACACGCAGAAGTTGGTGTTGATAAACTATTTAAAGCAACAAGAGCAAAGCCGTCGGTAGAAGTTGATCTACGAGTTCTTAGTCCTTTGCTACCATAAACATCTAAATCAAATAATGGGTCAGTTAGACCAATACCAAATTTACCTTCAGAATCTACAACTGCTTTAACATTGTTATTTGTATACTGCCATCTTTGTATGTCTCCTACACCGTTTGAAGCTTTTTCAACAACCAGTCCAGTTCCTCCAGAGTTTGTACTAGTAACTTTTGCAGCTGGAAAATTTCCACTAGTTGCTACTTCTAGCTGTGCAGAACCGGGGTTAGTACCTATTGCAACCTTACCTCCTTTGAAAAATGAATCGCCAGAAGATTTAATTTTTACGATATCTGTACCACTAGAATTTCTTAACCTATATAAAGGATTATTACTTTCAAACTCCGTTACAGCAAAACCGCTTCCAGTGCTTGGTTCTGCTCTAAAAGCCTGACCGCTTCTATTAGACGACATTATAACACCGTTTACGTCTAACGTTCTTTGAGGACTGCTAGTATTAATACCAACATTACCACCTGTGCTTACTTTTAATCTTTCAGTACCACTTGTCTGTACAATAAAAGTGTCGTTACTAGGAAATCCAAATTTAGTATTGCTGTCATTATTGTGTAATACGTAATCATCAACACCTACAACTCCATTTACAAAAACGTTTCCAGTTACAGTAACTGAAGTAGCGCTTGCGTTTTGTGATAACATGCTATCGCTTAAAACGCCCGCCGGCCCATCTGACCATAATGGTAATGTATTAGTTGTGCCGGTACCTGTCACATCTCCTTGGTCAAGCGCGTCTACGTAAGCTTTAGTCGCAGCGTCTTGTGCATTTACAGGATCAGCAACATTATTGATGTTATTAAGTGTCATGTTTAAAGCACCACCCATTGACGATGTGGTTATAACAGATAATGTTCTTGTTTCTGTTTCACCACCAACACCTAAGTCAGCATCTATCGATGCATCGTTGTCTACTTGTAGATCGTTGTTTACCGTTAAGTCATTTGCTATAGTAACATCGTTAGGTAAACCTATTGTTAACGTTTGATTGAGTGAAGATGTTTCTATTTCGTTTGCAGTACCTGATAAATTAAAAACTTGATTTGTTAAATCAACTTGACCTTGTGTACCTGTGTCACCTTGAAACTCTAAATCGCTAGTAGGAAAAGTAGTTCTTATATATGCGGCTATATTGTCAAGTGTAACTCTATTAGTGGGATTGTTTTTAACGCTAATATCGCTTATCAACAACAAATCTCCACCTTGTGGGCTAGTTAGCTCTGGATATGTATAAATTATTGCCATATTACTGTACTATCATGACGATGCCTGCAACATTTAGTGGTGCTGCTCCTGTGCCGTCTGTTTGATATGTTTGTCCTGCTGTAAGTCCTCCAGCTAAAGCTGCAGTATTATCTGCATATGCTGTCAAATTAGGGAAAAGTCCTGCTTGTAAGCTTTCAACAGTGAATTTTTTTGTTGGAGCTGCATCAATACTACCCGCTGGCGCAAGTTGAGCGCCTAATAAATAGTCTCCGCTTTTAGGTGTAGCGGTAGGATATGAGATTATTTCAGCCATATTAATAAGTTTATAAGATATATACTTACAGATTTCGCTATTTTTTTACTTTAGTGTGACATAAGCCTGTTACTAATACTACTTATAAGGCTAGTGTCACAAAAAATTGTTACAAATAGAGAATATAGGTACTGCACCTAACTTTTTGACTGTCAGCTAGTTACGTAAAATCGTTTTATATTTACGCAGCCCCCTGATTTTCAGCGGTTTACGCATAATATATACGAATTTTTTACGATTTGCCCCCGGGTTTGACGATTTTTTACAGACTAAACACCTATGCGTCCGGATAATATAGATGTAAATACTTTAACGCTATGAACTTAGACCACTTACATATAACAGATCTTTACAGGACCAACGTTAACGGGCAGATCCGTTACTTCACTAGTCTTAATGACATGAACGAGGAAGAGCTCGAGTATTACTATGACACCCGTGGCTAACCCGTTTCACAGATAAAATACTAATCAACCCGGATAATAATATCAAATAACAATATGAATTACAATACTTTACAATCCATCATCCCCAATGACGAGATCCATTACATCGATGACTGTGACCAGTTCTTCGCTGACAATAATCTGGATCAATCTAGCTTTTCAGATCATACATTTATACTGTTTGAATACACTATACAATGCCTGCCTGAAACTATAGAAGCTCTTACAGCTAACAATAT